CGCCTTTACCATGTCGAGCGCGACCTGTTCGGCGCTGCGACCATCCGCCTTGGCCGCCTTGACCAGGTCCTCGTGGCCGGCCATGGCGATCTCGTCGATCGCCGCGATCCGGGCACGTTCGGTTTCGACAGCCGTCTGGACAGCCGCTTTCTGATCCGCGTCGGCCGAAGCTTTCGCGGAAGCCTCGATTTCCGAGGCGATGTCGGCCCGGTGCTCTCGCAGCGAGGCCGTGGTGATGGAATCCCAATCCATGGGGGTCTCCTTTGCTGCGGGGGCGGGGTCCGCTGCTTCGGTCTTGCGGGCCGCCAGCCCCGCAGGTTTCGAATTGTCAGTGGGTGTGGTGCCAGCCGCGGGCAGAGACCGCGCGGCAACAGGTCGAGGCAGGACAGACGCCGCGCCGGCACCCGAGGGCCCGCCAAGGGCGACCGGAGGGTTCACCTCCTCGACCAGCGCCGTGAAGGCTGTTCGCGCTTCGGCCACCGCATCGGCAAGCCCTGCCTCCACGGCCTCTTCACCGCGGAACGTGTCGGCTTCTGTCGCCAGCGCCTCTTCAGCCGAGATCAGGCCACGGCGCCCCTGGGCGACCATGTCCGCGAAACTGCGCCACATGTCGTCACCTTCGCGGTGAAGACGCTCGCGCACCCGGTCCGGCAATGCCTCGTAAGGATTGCCCTCGACCTTGTGGGCGCCGGAATGAACCAGCGTGACCTTGATCCCTTCCTGCTCGAGGTGCTTCTCGTAATCGACATGCATGCTGACCACGCCAATCGATCCGACCTCGCCGAAGGGCGGCACGGTGATGTGGTCGGCCTGGCTCGCGATCGCGTAGCCGGCCGACAGTGCATAATCGGCCACGAAGGCCCGCACGGGCTTGATCTCGCGCACGGCCCGGATTTGCTGGCCGAGGTCGAAAATGCCCGCTGCCTCGCCCCCGAAGCTGTCGATTTCCAGGGCGATCACCCGAACCGCGTCATCCTCTGCGGCCGCGCGCAGCTGCGCGCTGATCCCTTCGTAGCTCGTCACGCCCGAGCTTTCGCCGATGTAAGAGCCGCGCCGCACCAAGGTGCCAATGATCGGAATGATCGCGACACCTCCGACCACGGAATAGGTCTGCCGGCGCCGCGCATATTGGTGGATTTCATCCCCGAGCAGCGTTGCCGCACGCGGCTGCCGATGCCGTTCGCCGGTCTCGCCTGTCCACCCGTCGACGGTGACCTGCGTGGAACCCGCCTGTCCGAGGAACCGCGGGCCCAGCTGCTGCGCGATCACCGACGCCTTGGCCGGATCCAGCATCAGCGGCGTATTGAATGCGCGCTGCGCGATCTGCAATCCATTCAGGTCTGGCATCAGCTTGTCTCCTTGTCCGTATCCGGCCGATCGTCGGTCGCGGCGATCTCAACCTCGGTCGAGGCGGCCGCTCTCTCGTCGCTGCCATCCTGGGCGCGGCGTCGCCGCACGCGGCGTTGATCCATTCCGAACCGCTCGGCCGAAATCCGGGTCAGCGAAGTGACGCCCATTTCGAGATACTTCTCATCTGCCGTCGCATCCTTCACCGGATCGATCGTCGGGCGCGCCGGCCCCATCCATTCCGATCCCAGCCAGGCACGCCGGCGCAGAGGATTCTGGAAGAAGCCCGGCGCCCGAAGGTGCCCCCGGGCCACAGCCTCGGTGATGACCGCCTCGTAGACCGGGCGGCAGAGTTGCGAGACATGCAGCGCGCGGTCCGTGCGGAAGAACTGCCAGGCCATTTCCATCGCGGCCCGGCTGGCCGAATAACTGGCCTGGAATTTCTTCATCAGCAGCTCGTAGGGCAGATCGGTCCCGGCCCCGACCTCCTGCGCGATCGCATCGATGAACGGCGCAAATTCCGGGTTCGGCCGCCCAGGTTTGAACGATTGCACTTCTTCACCCGGCAACAGGTCGAACACGAGACCGGGCTCGGTCAGTTCGATGCCCTTGCCGCTGTCGGTTATCCCGGATTGCTGCGACAGACCCTCGGCCAGGTCGCCATCGTCGCTGCGCATCCCGATCGCGAAGCACGCGCTGATCACGGCTGCCATCAGTTCAGCCTCGGAATAGCGCGAGCGCTGTTTCAGCGACTCGATCACCGGCGCCAGAAGCGGTGCATATCGGGTCATATCCGGACGCCAGCGAACGCCTCTGATGTGCAGAACCTGGCGCCGACCTGCGGCATCGAATGCCGGGATGCGCTTCCAGGTCGTCTGCCCAGACAGGTGCCGGTCGATCGAGTGACGGTTCGCGACATGGTAGGCACGCGGTGCACCGTCGGAATCGAACTCGACACCTCCGGCGATCTCGTCACTGTCGACCCTCCAATTCGGGTTGGACAGGCGGTCGGCCTCGACGGCTTGCCAGCATGTGCCAAGGAGACGGCCATCCCGCTCCTTGAACCGCCGGATGAACAGGATATCCCCGCTCAACAACCGGGACCGATAGGCCAGGTCCTCCAGCTCGGCGAAGGGCTGGGTCCGGGTCACGTCGCAATCCGGGCTTTCCGCCCAGTCCTGCCAGATGTCGAGCGCCTGTTCCTCCCACGCCTCGGCCTCGGCCTGCGTCAGACCAAGCCGGGTATGGTCGATTTCAGGGCGAACCACGTGCCCGGCCCCGATCACATTGACCACCTTGGTCGAGATCGCGCTTTGTCCCAGCGGGTCATTGCGGACCAGGTCACGTGAGCGGGCGCGGAGGGTATCCAGGTCCGGCAGGGTTTCCGCGTCGGCACTGGCGCCAAGCGGGTTCCATTGGCTCAGCGCACCGCGATTGCGACGGGCCCCGGCATACCCGCCGACAACCCCCATGGCGAACCGGGCCCGCGCGCGGCGCAGGCCGGCCTCCGGATTGAGCCAGGCGACCGCCTTGTCGATCGCGGTCAGCTTCAGGTCCACCTTGCGGCTCACAGCGGGTCCACCCGACGGAAGGCGCCCCCGCGCCGTGAAGCCCGGTTGATCTTGGCAGTCAGGCGCGCTTCTTCCCTGGACAGCCAATCAAGATCAAGCTTGGTCAGCGAATGGCCGTCGAGCGTGTAGCTTTGGGCCCCGCCCTTCAGGATAGCCGAGATCGCCGCCTGGACCTCGCCCAGCCGTGCTTCGTAGTCGATGGATGCCATGTGTTACCTTGCCTTGCCCCGCAGGCCGCGCGTGCGCGGTTGGGACGGTGTCTCTGGTGTCACGGCGACCTCCGCGTCGAAGAGATCGCCCTGTGGTTCTTCCGGGGCCGCGCTGCGCTCTGCGTCCAGCGCCGCCCATTGCTCTTCCGTGAGCGACGTCCAGCCTTTGCGCCGCGCCGCCGCTTCGGCGTAGTTCATCGTGTCGAGGCCCTCGTTTCGCCGGGTCGGCTCGACCAGCTCCCAGGAACTCGTGGTCACGCCCGTCCGACTGCGCTTCAGGACCCGGACCTCGGATGTGATCATGCGGAAGAACTCGTCGCCGAGCCCCCGCGGGAAATGGCAATAGCCCCGCTCAATCGGGTCTTCCTTGGCGAGCCAGGCATAGAAGTCCGCCTTGAGCTGGCTGACGTTCAGCAGAAACGCCCGCTTCTGCGCGCGCTTGGCCTTGCCGTCCGATCTCCGCTCGAACTTCTGCGGCACCATCACCGGGCCCGTCTGGCTCGAGGAGCCCTTCACGATGATGACCCGCGACCAGGGCCACCGCTTTGCGAAGGACCAGACATCCTCGGTATAAGTCCCGCCATCGATCGCCATCATATCGAGCGGCAGGCGCAGACCGCGCTCCGTCCGCCAGGTCGTCTTCAGCAGCGCATCCAGCGCGTCTCGGCCGGACTGGTCGCCGATGTGATGCGGGATCACGATGTAATCCACGGTCCAGCGCTGATAGTTCGGCCCGAAGGCGACGATCTGCACCTCGATCCGGTCGCCCTGGCAATCGACGCCGGCCCCGAGGATGACGCCACGTGCCGGCACCACGCCGCGCGGCAAGCCTTCCTCGTCGGGTGCGTTCTCCACGCGGTCGCGCAGCGCTTCCCAGTCCGGCCCCTTGACCGCCTGTTCGTAGGGCATGCCCAGGACGTCGTTGTAAAACGTCTGTTCAGTTCTATCCTCGACCTTCTCGGCCAGCGTGACGTCGCTTTCCCCGCGCGCCTTGACCGAGGCCCAGCCCATCACCCTGGCATAATCCAGCGCGATCGAGGCCCAGTCCCGTTGCGGCACGTAGGCCCGCCACAGATGAAACCCCGGATGATCGCCGTTCGGGTTCGTCGCGACCCAGCGACCCCGGGCGACCATGCTTTCCTTGTCGGCGTGACTGATCACGCATCCGCAGCTGTCGCAGCTGAAACAGGCCGCGTGTAACCGCTCCGGGTCGAGGTTCCGGAGGAAGTTCTCCCAGGTCAGCGGCGCCTCGTGCCCGCAATGCGGACAGGGCAGGTAGAAATACCGCTGATCGCTTCGGCTGAAAGCCTTGGTGATCCGGCAAGTATCCTTGACCTGCGGCGTGGAAACGCGGACGAGCTTTGCGTCCTCGAACCCCGACGCCCGGCTTTCCGCCAGGGCTTCCGGATCGCCCTTCGCGGTCATCTCGAACTTGGCAACGTCGTCCATGACAACCAGCCGCCGCGTCGTGCCGGCCAGGTCATCGGGCGACCCGGCGCTCGCGATCTTCAACGACCCGTTCCGCGCCAGGGTCTCCTGGTTGAACTTCGCGTCCTTGTGGTCGCCCGAGCGCCCGTCGCCGAACACCTCGATCAGGCTGGGCGCCTGGCGCCGCATCGGCAGCCATTTGTTGTCGACCCACTCCGTCGCCGAGCTCGAGGTCGGGTGAACAACCAGGCTGTCGACCGGTCCATAGGCATGCCAGGCACCGACCACCGGGTTGATGATCGAAACCGTCTTGCCCCATTGGGCCGACCCCCGAACCGTCACTTCGCGCGCCGCATGTTCCGGCGACAGGACCTCGTGGATCTCGCGCAGGAACGGGAACCGGTCGATCCGGAACGGGCCCGGCATCGGCGACCGTTCATCGAAAACGATGTTCTCTTCGCACCAGCGCGTGATGTCCGGCGGCGGCGGCGGCGTGATTGCAGCCGAGATCGCGGCGGCGACGACCGCCTCGGCCGAGGTCAGAAACCCCATGTCAGAAATCCGCAGCCCGTTCGGCGTCGGTCATATCTGCGCCTTCAGCCTCGGCCTGTTTTGCTTCGGCCCGACCGCCCCGATGCTTGCGCCAGGTCTCCGTCAGGATCTGACGGGCGGTCCGATAGTCGACGCCCATCCGATCCGCGATCGCCCGGGCCCCGTCGCGCAGCACGTTCTCGAACTGGGCCACCTCCTGGCCGACCTGCCTCACCACCTCCTGGCGCACGGCCGAGGCCAGGACCATCGACCCGTCGCTTTCGGCGTTCTGGCGGCGCAGTCGGCGCGCCTCTTCCTCGACCTTCTGGGTCCGCGCCAGCTCATAGCGGTCAGGGTCCCGCGGCGAAAGCGTATCCCGCCCCTTGCCGCCTTGATCCGAATTGCGGTCGCCGCCGTCGGCCAAGTCGGCCAGCTTGCTTTTCGTTTCGGCGCCGTTCCCCAGCATCTGCCCCGGGTCCAGACGGTGCTGCAATGCTTCGGCAGATTTGGCCAGGTCAAAACGGCGATCGCGGCCCTTCCCAGAATAGCACCCGTCCAACTTGCCCGAGGACACAAGCTGGCTGATCCGACCCTTCGTAACGCCCAGCCGTTCCGCCAGTGCCGTCGTGGTCAGTCCCGCCATCTGTCGTTTAGCCTCTCGCCCCTTGTTTAGCCATTTTGGTTTAGGCTTCGCGGATCGTTTAGCGCCGCAAAACACATGCGCTCAGCCGCAC